GCAATAAATAGTGCCCTGCTATCAAATAAGTCGAGTTAAGTCGAGGAATAAATAATATGGAAATGAAAAATTCTGGCTTTATTGCCAGCGGCCCCGCTCGGCCTGAATTTATGAACGGCGATATTTACCGCGATAAATACGGCGGCACGGTAACGATTAAAGGCGTGGCAGAACGGCGCATCACTTACCGTCGTGAGGGGTATAGCTATGACTGCGTGATGCCTGTTTATCAGTTCCGGCGTGATTTTTCCCTGGTATATGCCGCACCCCGCAGTAAGCCCATCAGCAGGGAAAAAGCGCGGGGAAACATCCAGAAAATGAAAAGCATGATTAACGCATTCAGGGGCAAAAAATGAAACTGGCACCGAACTTAAAAAAACAGCCACGCGACAGACTGACAGAGATAATCATCTTTGCAGGTAGTGATGCGTGGAGCCATGCGAAAGAGTGGCAGGAATGGGCGGGTAAACATATTGCCGCCGACGATGTGCCGCCTGTCGTGTTGGCTGATGAGCAACTGAAAAACATCACCGATTACCGGATCATTGATGAAGATCGTCAGTGTGTGCGTGTTTACCGCGCAGGACATATCACAGAGCACAGCATGACGCAGATTGTTACGTTACTGGCTGTGGCTGGAGTGAAGACCGTACACGAATACGCGGGGATTACTGACACCAGCCCAGTGGATTTATCCGACCAGTTGCCGCGACTCAAAGAGGAATGCGAGCGTGGGGAAAGCCTGGTGCTTAATCTTCCGACGAAGCAAAAGGCGCAACTTTCACAGATGGCAGACAGTGAGCGCGCGCAGCTGCTTGCCGAGCGCTTTGATGGCGTTTGTGTGCATCCGGAAAGTGAAATCGTTCACGTATGGCGCGGCGGGGTATGGTGTCCGATCAGCACAATGGAGCTGAGCCGCGAAATGGTGGCGATCTATTCAGAGCACAGGGCCACTTTCAGCAAACGCGTGATCAATAACGCCGTTGAAGCGTTAAAAGTTATTGCCGAACCAATGGGCGAGCCGTCCGGCGATTTGCTGCCGTTCGCCAATGGTGCGCTTGACCTGAAAACGGGGGAATTTTCCCCGCACACGCCGGAGAACTGGATCACCACGCACAACGGCATTGAGTACACGCCACCAGCACCAGGGGAGAACATCCGCGATAACGCGCCAAACTTTCATAAATGGCTTGAGCACGCAGCCGGAAAAGACCCGCGCAAGATGATGCGTATATGTGCCGCGCTGTACATGATTATGGCGAACCGGTACGACTGGCAGATGTTCATTGAGGCCACCGGAGACGGGGGAAGCGGTAAGAGTACATTTACCCATATTGCCACCCTGCTTGCTGGCAAACAGAACACCGTAAGCGCAGAGATGACATCACTCGATGATGCAGGAGGGCGTGCGCAGGTTGTCGGGAGTCGTCTTATCGTCCTTGCCGATCAGCCGAAATATACGGGGGAAGGCACGGGCATCAAGAAAATCACGGGAGGCGATCCCGTTGAAATTAACCCGAAATATGAGAAGCGATTCACGACGATAATAAGGGCGGTGGTACTGGCAACCAATAACGACCCGATGATCTTTACCGAACGGGCCGGAGGTGTGTCACGCCGTCGGGTGATTTTCCGGTTCGACAACATTGTAAGGGAGGACGAAAAAGACAAGGAATTACCGGAAAAGATAGCGGCAGAAATCCCCGTAATTATCCGCCGCTTGCTGGCTAATTTTGCTGACCCTGAAAAGGCACGGGCTTTATTACTGGAACAGCGTGACGGTGATGAAGCTCTGGCAATAAAGCAGCAAACGGATCCGGTTGTTGAGCTTTGCGCGGCGCTGGAGTTTCTGGAGGAAGCTCGTGGGCTAATGATGGGCGGTGGTGGTGACACCGTGAAGTACACGACCAGAAACAGCCTTTACCGTGTCTATATGGCCTTCATGGCATATACAGGAAAGGGGAAATGTTTGAGCGTGAATGAGTTCGGAAAGGCTATGAGGTCAGCGGCGAAAGTTTACGGATATGAATATATTACGCGAAAAGTTAAGGGAGTCACGCAGACCAACGCAACGACTACTGATGATTGCGATGCGTTTTTATAAAAAATGGCAATGGTTATCTACCTTGTCTACCTGACTGAAATAAAATACTTTTATTTCAATGCATTAATGCAGGTAGATAACTATTTTTCACTGTCTACCTGTTATCTACCTTATCTACCCATTTTTGTAGACAGGTAAGGAGACGGGTAGAGATGAGGTAGACAGCTATTTGGGGCTGTCTACCTCCCTGAAACCCGCGCCATTACTGGCCTGATAACTAATCAGGTAGACAAGGTAGACAAGGTGGTGGTGCACAAAAAACTTTTTAAACGAGGGGGTAAAAATAAAAATGCACACATCAGGAAAACTGAACAAACATATAAAGCCACATTACCGCGCCCTTGATATGGCTGAACACTGGCTAAGGGTGGCGATTAAGGCAATAGACCGCAACGCCGGGGAAGGATACGCGAAAGCACATCCCGAACTGATAAGCGCATTCATGACAACGGCGGCTGCAAACTTTGCCACGCTGACCGAACGGGAGATTGCCGAAGCGGAGGAAGTGACAACCATCAATATTAAGTCCTGAGAGCAGGCAGCATGACGGCGCAAATAGCAGCTTACGGGCGGCTGGTGGACGACCCACAGGTAAAACATACCAGCAAGGGAACACCCATGACACTGGCACGGATGGCGGTATCTTTGCCATGCAGCCAGGCAGATGACGGAACGGCGACGATGTGGTTATCTGTGCTGGCGTTTGGCAGACAAGCCGACACGCTGGCAAAGCATCACAAAGGCGAACTCCTGAGCGTGGCGGGTAATATGCAGGTGAGCCAGTGGACTGGACAGAACGGTGAAACGCGGCAGGGCTGGCAGGTTATCGCAGACAGCGTAATCAGTGCGCGAACGGTGCGACCGGGCGGCAAAAAAGATCAACAGGGTCAGGCTACTGACGCACTGAACAGAGCAAAACAACAGGCAGATCAGCAAGGAAGCCATCCACTAGTGGGAGATAATGAGCAATGGGGAGATGATATTCCGTTTTAAATATTGCCAATAAAAAAGGCCGGAAAAAAAATAAATTTTCCGGCATGCTACATAAATCCAGACCAAAGGGAGTGAAGATATTAACACTAATTATCCGTGCTGAAGTTGTCATCCCAAAACTTTATACAACATTGCACTCGGTTGCATGTATTCGCATGACAAATATCGGTGATAGCATATATCCACAATTATTTTTAATGAATGCAAAGAGGATGCGTATGGTTGATTTATATTCGCCTACCCAGCTTGTACAGGTGGTTAATGCTGTAGATGTACAAAAACAACTAAATGCGTTGTTTACCAGTTTGTTTTTTACTCGCTCGGTAATGTTTGAATCGCGCGATATTATTCTTGATACAATCGACGATCCAAATATCCCAATTGCAGCGTTTTGTTCTCCTATGGTGGGTAGTAAAGTTTCACGTGACGAAGGGTACGAATCAAAAACAATTCGTCCAGGCTATATGAAGCCGAAAAGCAGCATTGATCCAAATAAGTTAGCTGTGCGCCCTGCTGGTGTATCACCTGAGCAATACAATGCTTTTGGAGCGCGTAATATTAAAGTTAAACAGGCGATTGTAAATCAGGCTAAAGCTATTCGTGCACGTATTGAATGGCTTGCCGTTCAGGCAATCACAACGGGGAAAAATATCATTGAGGGCGATGGTATTGAACGTTATGAGCTGGACTGGAATATTAAACCACAAAATATCATCACTCAGTCTGGCGGTGCTGAGTGGTCAGGTAAGGATAAAGAAACTTTTGATCCAAATGATGATATTGAGAGCTACGCAGAATTTAGTGAGGGCGTCACTAATATCATCATTATGGGCGGTAATGTATGGAAGAAATACCGTTCATTCAGAGCGATAAAAGAGGCTCTGGATACCCGTCGTGGTTCTAATTCCGAACTGGAAACGGCCCTTAAAGACCTTGGTGATTCGGTGAGTTTTAAAGGGTATATGGGCGATGTTGCGATTGTTGTATACAGCGGGCGTTATACCGACGAGGACGGAACTGAAAAACATTTCCTTGATCCTGATTTGATGGTGCTTGGCAATACGGCTCTTCAGGGGATTGTCGCCTATGGCGGTATTCAGGATCCGGAGCTAATCCGAATGGGGCTGACTAAAGCCGAACTTGCACCGAAAAACTATATTGTGCCTGGTGATCCGGCTATTGAATATGTGCAGACACATTCAGCACCACAGCCAATACCGGCCCGCATCAATCGTTTTGTTACCGTTCGCATTGGCTAAGGGGGAGCAATGGCTACTCATTACACTGAACTCATGTCTGGCACTGAAGCACTGGTTACTACGCTGGGGATATTTTCAGCCAATAAAGGGGTAATACCTGCGTTTACGCCACTGATGCAGGAAGATGCAACTGGTGCGCTAGTGGTATGGGATGGAACGAGCGCAGGCAAAGCGGTTTATGTTTCCGCTGTACAAATCGACACAGCGAAAAAAACACAGGCACAGGTTTATAAGACAGGTGTTTTAAATGTTGATGCTCTGAACTGGCCTGAGTCTGTAAGAGAACTGTCGGCAAAGGTTGCCGCGTTTGTTGGCTCAGGTATTTCTGTTCAGCCGCTGGCTCGTGTGTAAAGGGGGATACAATGCAGAATGATTACAATGACCTTAAGCCAATTGCCGAAATGATGTACCCGAATCCAGCTGTAGAGGAATTAAAAGCTATCGCTGACAAAATGTGTTTAAGCGAGCGCCTTGTTGATATGAATCAGGTGATGGAAATTACAACCCTGAGTCGGCGTACACTGCTAAACCTTGAGGCTAGTGGAGAGTTCCCGGAGCGTGTGCAGGTTACGGAAGGGCGTAAGGCCTGGTATTTAAGTGAAGTGATCGACTGGATAAATAATATTCCTCGCGCTTCTGAATATTGCCGCGTACCTGTCCCAAAAAAGCCAGATGCGGCGCTATGCCTCAAGATTGAGCGTGTACGCCGCAATGCACGGGATGGTCGCTATAAGCTGATTGGTTGATGAAATTAGGGCCCGCTCTGGCTGGCGGGTCCTTTCCGGCGATCCAGAACGTTACGGGGCGTCAGGCGCGCAGATTCTTGCTATTTATGACAATTTTCTGCGATTTGCCGTTTCTGTTCTTCTTCGTTGTAACTATATGTTATTAATGGAAATGCCACCTAAAAAGAAAGGAAATGGTAAGCGCTATTTTGAGCTAAAAACAGCTTAACCGTTTCCTTTCTCCAAAATTTACTGAGGCGGCTATGAATCCATGCGCAGAAGTCATGACAACTATCAAACTAAGCGGATCTTTAGCTTCTTTGTTCGCCAGAGAACATCAGCGCCTTATCGGTCCGACGCGTGAGGCATTAAGGGTATTATCAGCCACTATTCCGGGATTTGAGAAATTCATGAACACTAGCAAGGCTTGAGGACTCACTTTCGCCGTGTTTGTGGATAAAAATAATGTCGCGCAGGATGATCTCGATTTTCCAAATGGTGGTCGTACGATTCGAATTGTTCCGATCATTATGGGGAGTAAGCGTGCTGGTGTTCTGCAAACCATTCTTGGCGCTTTCTTGGTGGTTGGTGGTGTTCTGGGGGCAACGATAGGGCAAGCATGGAGCGGTGGTGTGTGGAGCGGCAAGTATTTTCTATTGGCAGAAGCCCATTCCGCCAAGATAGGCTAGACGTATAAGATCGGTTACAATCTATAAATCAGCTGTTGAATTATTGAATTTTAACCATATTTATCAGATGGACTTCATTCAAAAAGGTAACTTTGATGGCCGGACAATTAGACGAAGCAGCAAAACAGATTTTGGGTACCTTACTGGCAGATTTTACAGATCGAGGGTTAACTGCACAGGATTTAAAAAATGGTTATGAAGGCCCGAACATCAATGCGCTAGCTACTGCAGTATGCAACGTCGCTGATTTTACATCTGTAGATTTTGAAGTTGCCTTTGGCGATCTCGAAAAAAGCAAACTAATCAAAACTGGCCCCATGAAAATGTTCGATAATGATCACAATAGCTCTGTGATCATTATTGCTTCTTATAGCCTACGTGAATATGTTTATTTGACGGAGGCTGGATACAAGGAGTCCAGGAAAGTACCAAATCGCCCACAACGTGTTCAGCGTATAGTCAATAATCTAACGATCACCGGCGGACATTTCAGCAATACGCAATTAGGGCAGGGAGAGGTCGTTTCCCAAACCCAAAACATCACAAGCAGTTCCGATTCTGAAATAGTTGCTAAGCTGATTTCTATCATTGAAGAACAGGGGCAAGTAGTTAACAGCGATCAACGTTCTGATATTGAAGCAGCTGTGGCAGCCGCTAATGAAGGTGATGGTAAAGAAGCGAAATCATTGCTGTCTAAAGTATGCGGTCCTGTTTGGGAGTCTGTGCAACCAGTAATATGGCCGATCATTGGTGAGTTGGTTAAGAAAGGGCTCGGGATTTAATTTAATAAATTCTAAAAGGGCTGTTTGGGTAGTATTTTTATGGGGCTCTTCAATTAAAAGGAGTCATAGGGTCAAACGATGTGCCTATGACTCTTGGATAAAGCCATCAGAGAATATTAGTGTTAACAATTTCTCTTCAGCCCTTGTTTATACGATGCCAGCTTCAGAACCGAATCAACGCTCATGCGATCTTTAGCATCTCGGTAATGACAGTAAGTTATTATTCCATCGACCATCAGCATAAGTACGTATAAATTTCCGCCCTCCCCCTCCTGGATCAACGACACCTACATCAGCACGTTTGCCATAACTATCAGTGACATAGAAAGTATGTAACTTGTTCTCAATTGAATTAACTACATCTGCCACAGTCCACTTACTTCCAGGGGGATTAAATTGAGGGCTTCCCACATGAGTAATGTGTTCATGAAGGGCGTTCGAACTGGAGAGAGTAATACAAGTTAATCGTACATCAACCATCTTCAACTCCTTATTTACTGTGAAAAATCATAAGATACAGCATGTATCGAAATACAGCAGGGTGAACAATTTCGATTTACGAGGACTTAGCAAAGTCTCTTTCTCTTAAACTGAGGGCTTGTATTGCAGGTTGTATTGCAACTGTAGCTAAGCAATATCAGTTGTAAGCTTTATTTCTTTTACAGTCAATCGTATAGCATCGTATTTGACTCATGTAACCCAAGCATGAGGTGAATCCGCAGATGACCCTGCGTCGCCTGCCGGATGAAGATCCGCAGAATCTGGCGGACCCGGCTTACCGCCGCCGTCGCATCATCATGCAGAACATGCGAGACGAAGAGCTGGCCATTGCTCAGGTCGAAGAGATGCAGGCAGTTTCTGCTGTGCTTAAGGGCAAATACACCATGACCGGTGAAGCCTTCGATCCGGTTGAGGTGGATATGGGCCGCAGTGCGGCGAACAACATCACACAGTCCGGTGGTACGGAGTGGAGCAAGCGTGACAAGTCCACGTATGACCCGACCGACGATATCGAAGCCTATGCGCTGAACGCCAGCGGCGTGGTGAATATCATCGTGTTTGATCCGAAAGGCTGGGCGCTGTTCCGTTCCTTCAAAGCCGTCAAGGAGAAGCTGGATACCCGTCGCGGCTCTAATTCCGAGCTGGAGACAGCGGTAAAAGACCTGGGCGAAGCGGTGTCCTATAAGGGGATGTATGGCGATACGGCGATCGTCGTGTATTCCGGACAGTACGTGGAAAACGACGTCAAAAAGAACTTCCT